TTAAGTTGAACGAGTTCGGATTAATTCCCAAAGGTTTTCTTTCTTGCAACCCTGCGAAGGGGTGGTTGTATAATGAGTTCTACATGAAGAACAACAGGAACGAACTACCTTCACACCGCGCGTTTGTGCAAGCGTTACCACAAGACAATCCCTTCCTTCCTGTTGCTTACATCGAATCGTTGCGTCGTCTTCCAGAATACGACCGCAAAAGACTTTTAGAAGGCAACTGGGAGTTCGACGACGACAGCGACAAGTTGTTTCAAACGGAGAATCTTCTTCGAATGTTCCGCAACGAAGTAATCAATGAAGGCAAGAAGTATATCACAGCCGATATTGCGCGTTTTGGAAAGGACAGAACGATTATCTGCGTTTGGGAAGGTCTTACTATCATTGATATAATTGAGTTGAATCGTGCAGCCATTGACGAAGTCGTGAACAAGATTCGCGTTGTAATGAAAGAACATTCAATTCTTCTGCAAAATGTTATCGCAGATGAAGACGGAATCGGCGCGGGTGCGGTTGACTATCTTAAATGCGTAGGTTTTCAAAATGGATCTAAACCCAAACACCCGCAATATCAAAATTTGAAAAGCGAATGTTACTACAAATTGGCTCAATATGTAGAGGAGAATAAGCTCACTATCTTATCGAATACGCGCAAAGAACAAATCGTTCTTGAGCTTGAAATGATTAAGCGACACCGCGCAGATGTAGACGGAAAGTTGCAAGTAACACCCAAAGACGTTATCAAGAACCGCGAAGGTATTTCACCTGACGTTGCCGACGCTATTATGATGCGTATGTATTTTGAACTTAATCCAAGTTATGGACAATATGTTGTGGGATAAAAACAATTTAATAATTTAGCATAATGAAAGAACAAAAAGAATATAGTTTAGCCACTACTGAAATAGTAGACTTATTACACAAGTACGATTTTGAAGACGAAGACTATGGCGAAAAGTTATTTTATCTTAAACAAGATATTCAAAGTTTAATACATCTATTCGCGTTAATTCATAACATAATAGGCGAACGTACATCTCCTGAAGAATGGGAAATGTTAGATAAAACAAGAGACACTTTAATTGACTACTTAGAAAAATACCACTTAAACAAATAAGAATGAAAAATAGAATAAGTAAATTTTTTAAAGGAGCTGAAATTGCAATTGTAATTTTTCTTCTTATCGCACTTGGATATTCAGTTATAACTGGAACTGAAATAGGACAAGTTATAGATGTTGATTTTTGGGTATTATCATATCTAATTTCATTAACTAATCCGAGCATTTTTAGCGAATCTCAAAATGAAAAAACTGAACAAGAATGAAACCAACACCACTATACGAATCGCTCAAAATGACTTATGATCGTGAGCGCGAAATTGTTAATTCACTCGCGACCTACTTCCAACAAGGAAAGATTCTTGGAGATATTCTCCTTGAACTTTCACAGCGAAAGGACTTGAACGCGAAGGAGAAAATATATCTTGCGTTAATGATTGGTTCAATGATGTCGAAGCCGAATGAAGAAAAGTAATTTACTTACGCAAGTCATTGCTGAATTAGAAGCGCGTGAAGCGAAGGGAATGCAGACGTACGGAACAACACTCGACCGAACAGACTTAACGCGCTCTGAGTGGCTACAACACGCATACGAAGAAGCGTTAGACCTTGCGTTGTATTTGAAGAAACTTAAAATTGAAGAAGATGCCAGAAAGTAAAACTAAAAAAGGAATATGTGTCTACTTACACAAAGACCTGTGGAACGAGATTGACGAGAAACGAGGAGAAAATAGTCGCAATACTTTTTTGAGTGAAGCAATAAAGTTTTCAATGAAGTTCTACGTTGACGAATCTAAAGTAAAATTGACAGAACAAACGTCGACAAAATAGCGACGGACGAAGCGACAACGAGAGCGCCAGTACGGCGCTTTTTTTGTTTGTCTAACTTTTTATTTTTGCCTTCCAAAGTGTTAATTTCTTCGTTCAACAACACCGTCTTTTGTTCGTAAGCTTCAACCGTTTCTTGTAAGTTGTTAGTCTTTTCGTCTTTGATGTTTATTTGTTCTTTGAGGTTGTCAATTACAAGCGAATCTGCTTCAATAACGCTGTCGCAAGCGGTCACCAAATGGATGACATCCACGCGAGTAATAGTATCTCGAACAATAATAGAATCACGAGTTCTTTGATAGGTGGTTTTGGCTGTAAGTTGAGCATCTTCATAACGTCTGTATATTCCGTAAAGATTAATTTCTTCTTGCAACAAGCGGTCGTATTCGCCGCTATTGTAATAAATAATGCTATCCTGTTTTTGTATTTGTACTTGCGTCTCAATCTTCGGGTTGAAGTTCCAAAAAGCAAGGCAAACAAGTAGCCAAAAAACAGACGTTGCAATTACAACAACAAGTGCGTCTGGTTGGCATTTTCTTTCGTCCATAATTAGATAAAATCTTCGCCTTTGTAATCTGAATGTTCTTTCGACATTGTGTCTATTCCTCGCGTCCATAGCACCGCTATAATGGCAGTACAAATAAAAATTGTAATCATTAACATAGTTTGTTTTTTAGGTTTACAATATTTGCCCTTCGTGTATTCGAAGATTCTTCACGCTAAAGTAACCGTTTTTCTGCAACTCCACAATAGCGAACCCGTGATTGTATTTCGAATACGGGTTGTAATCAGGAGATAATTCAGATAAGCAACCAACACCCCAACACGTTATGAATTTTCCGTTAGCGTCGCGCTCGTTGTGCTCCGCTGTTTGGTGGTGATGTCCGCAAAGCGCGGACACCTTTGTCTTCATAAACAACCCACGCGCCACGTTAACCGAAGGAAGGAATTGTTTGCCGAATTCGTGTCCGTGAAAGATTGAAAGTTTACCGATGTTTAACTTACTTTTTCCGTCAATCCACGTTATATTGTGTTTATCTAAATGACAAAGCGAAGCAAAATCAAAAGCGTCAATGTCGAACAACTCAGGGGCTTTGATGCGCATGTAACGCCAGTACCTTTCTTCGTGGTTTCCTTCTTTGTAGTAAATGTGAGCCGTTGGAAATTGACCGCGTAACGTGTCCACAAACTGACGCATCGCGTAAAGTTCGTCTTTGAATTTTCTTTTACGCGGATCTTTGACAAAATCGCTAATCATATGACAATCTAACGCGTCGCCGTTCAAAATTACAGCGTCGCACCCTTGACGAATACCTTCGTTAATTGCAACGCTCAAAGCTAAATTATCTTGGTAAGGAATGTGAATGTCCGAAAGAATCAAAAACTTTGAACCTTTCAATTCAACGTGTTTGCGTTTCTTCGCGTACGACTTCGGGAGCGCGTAAGGATTAGAAGGTCTTTGTTTAATATCCATTAATTCTTTTTGTGCGTTTGAAGTTCTACTATGTTTTCCGATTTTACCGCGAACGGTTCGAACGTAGGTTCGCGCGTGTTCGGCTGAATCAAAAGCCTCTGGATATTCCGTGAATAGTTTTTCCGCTAAAGAGTGTGAAGGTGCTTCGGGAAATTTACTACAAATCTCCGCTGCTATCTTGCGCGCTTCCGTTTGATGTCTTGCCATTCTTTGTTTTTTTAGTAAACTTTTCAATCACAGTGCCACCAAACAAACCGCCTGTTAACAATGCAAGCGTGTCGTACATTGAAATTGGACAGTCATATTCAGAAAACGTGGCAATGTAACTCAAAAGAATTAGGTTAATTACAACAAATATAGCAACAATTCGTTTCGAAGAAACCTTCGAACAATTACTTAATAAACTTTGCACCCATTCCTTCATAACATTTTTA